CCGTCAGTACGACGACAGCTTCGCTGTTGAAGGTGCCAAGATTGGTTCTACCCTGCGTATCCGTTTGCCCGATCGCGCTCTGGTGACCGACGGTGCCGCCCTGCAAGTTCAGGACGACAACGAGCAGTACACCACCCTGTCTGTGGCCAGCCAAAAGCATATCGGCGTGAACTTCACTTCTGCCGAACTGACCATGCAATTGGACGACTTCGCAGAACGTGTGTTAAAACCGCGTATCAGCCAGCTCGCTTCTTCCATCGACGCCGATGTGGCCAATGCTTATAAAGCCGTTGGTAACAGCGTTGGTACACCTGGCACGACTCCTGGCACCTCTTTGGTTCTGTTGCAAGCTCAACAAAAACTGAACGAGAACGCTGCCATCATGTCGCCGCGCTACGCTACCGTGAACCCCGCTGCCAACGCTGCGCTGGTTGAAGGCATGAAAGGTCTGTTCAATCCGACCGATACCGTGTCCCGCCAGTTCAAAAACGGCATGATGGGCACCGGCGTTTTGGGCTTTGACGAAATCAACATGAGTCAGTCTATCAAGCAGTTCACCACCGGCACTCGTACCAACGGTACTGTGACGACTACTGTTGCTGCTGAAGGCACCTCTGTGATTTCTCTGAGCGGTTTGGGCGCTAACGCTACGCTGAAAGCTGGTGAAGTTTTCACCATCGCCAACGTGTACGCTGTCAACCCACAAACCCGTGAGTCCACCGGCTCTCTGGCTCAGTTCGTTGTGACTGCTGACGCAGTTGCTAACGGCTCTGGTGTTGCTGCTACCGTGAACGTGTACCCGGCTATTTACAGCCCCGCAAACGCTTTGGCCAGCGTGAACTCGTTCCCGCAATCCAGCGCTGCTGTGACGTTCTTGGGTGCCGCAAGCACGCAGTACGCTCAGAACTTGGTGTACCACAAGGATGCCATTACGTTCGCTACCGCCGACCTGTTGCTGCCCCAAGGCGTTGACATGGCCGCTCGTTCGGTGCATAACGGCATCAGCTTGCGCGTTGTTCGTCAGTATGACATCAACAACGATCGTATGCCTTGCCGTATCGACGTGCTGTATGGTTACAGCGCGATTCGTCCACAGATGGCTTGCCGCGTCTGGGGTTAAACGAATAGGGGCTTCGGCCCCTTCTTCTGTATATTTTTGAAAGGAATTTATCATGGCTCTCCCTAATGGTGCAGGTGGTTATCAGCTTGGCGACGGTAACCTGAATGAACTTCAACTCTCTGCTTTTGCCGATGCGCAGTCGCAAGCAGCTACGGGCACTTTGACCGCAGCTCAATTGGCCGCTAACATTCTGATCGTTGGTTCTGGCGCTACTGCTGCCCAGACGTACACGCTGCCTGCGGCGTCTACCCTGGACGCTTTGGTGACTAGCTCCAAGGTTGGCAGTGTTATGACCCTGTATGTCGTGAACATTGGTACTAGCTCTGGTACTGCTACTCTGGCATTGGGTACTGGCTTTACCGATGGCGGCAACGCAACGGTGTCTTTGCCCATCACTTCCAGCGGCCAGTTCATGCTTCGCAAGACTGGTGATGCTGCTTGGTCTGTGTTTCGCGTGGCCTAATAAAAGAGGGGACTTCGGTCCCTTCTTTTTCTAAAAGGAATTGATATGTCGAACTCATTATCTTCCGGTGTTGCTTATAGCGATCCCGAATTTACTACCTGCTACGCAACCCAAGAAATTGGTTATTCGGCGGCAGCTCAAGGTGCTGTGACTCAACTCACCAGCAAATCGACCACAGTTACGTTGAACACGAGTGCTGGTCAAATCACAATGAACAACGCAGCGTTGGCTTCGGTTACAAACATTGCTTTCACATTAAACAATTCTTTGATTTCGACCAAAGATGTTTTGATCCTTAATGTTGCTGGCGGTGCTGCTACTGCTGGAACTTACAACGTGTTTGTGTCAACAATGACTGCTGGTTCTGCAACAATTGTTTTGCGAAACATTTCTGCAGGTTCTTTGTCTGAGGCTGTAGTTATTAACTACGCCATCATTCACGGCGCATCTTAAAAAAGCGGGGGCTAATCACCCCCGTTTTCAAAATGGCACAAATTTATCTTACTCACCCAGTGCACGGGACAAAAATCGCATCGCTTGACGCTGAAGTTGAGCATGATGAAAAATTCGGATGGACAAGATACAATCCAGATGAGTCCCCTGAATCTGAGGACGAAGTCGCGGTGAATACGTTGTCGCTCAAGCGCAAGTACATCCGCAAAGTTGAACAAATTGGAGAATAATCATGGCGATTACCGCACAGCAAATCATTTATAAATCATTGCGTATGCTTGGTGTTATCGCCTCTGGTGAAGCTCCAACTGCCGCTGAAGCGCAAGACTCGCTTTACGGCCTGAACTCGCTTATTGATTCGTTTGCATCAAACCCCCAGTATTACTATTACACCCAAGACGAAGTGTTCTCGTTGACGTCTGCTACTGCGTCATACACGATTGGTACTGCTGGAACCTGGGCAACAAACCGACCAATCCGAATTGTTGGTGCGTATATCACCGTTTCTGGTGTTGACACGCCGCTTGGTTTGATCACTGAGCAGTTCTACAACAACATCAGCGCAAAGACTACTGCCGGTGCCCCCACCAGCATCTTGTATCGTCCGAGCGCACCATTGGGAACGGTGATTGTTTATCCTGTCCCAGCAACGACTACTTCAATCCACCTGCGCACTGAAAAGACGTTGGTGCAGTACACCAGCTTGACCGACACCCAAGCTCTGCCGCCTGGTTACCAGCGCCTGATGGAATTGTCTTTGGCTTGCGACTTGGCTCCTGAGTATGGCTCCCGTGCCGCGCCTGAGACTGTTGCATACCTGAAGACCTCGCTTGCCGACCTCATGCGTACCAACATTCAGAAATTGCCAAGTTCCAAAATTGGTACGTTCCCTGCGTCTAACACTCCCCAAGATGTTACGACTGTGGGTGGCATGATGGCTGTGCCTCAAGGTGGTGTGCAGTGACAGCAGCCCGACAACTGATTGGCGATGCCCATAGGTTGCTCGGTCTTGTAGCTTCGGGTAATGCGTTGCCTGAAGCCGATTATCAGGACAATCTGAGGGCCTTAAATCAGATGATCGACTCGTGGAATACCGAGCGATTGATGATTTACAACACGATTGATCAGGTTTTCACTTGGCCTGCGGGTCAAATTACTCAACACCTTGGGCCAAGCGGTGAGTTTGTTGGCGTTCGTCCTATTGCACTCGACGACTCAACATATTACCGTGACCCAACCAACAATGTGAGCTTTGGCATCAAGTTCATCAATCAGCAACAGTATGACGGTATTGCGGTCAAAACCGTGACCTCCACTTACCCCCAGGTAATGTGGATTAACATGGAATACCCCGATATTTCAATGACCATATATCCGAAACCCACGCGGGATTTGGAGTGGCACTTTATTTCGGTGCAAGAGATTGATCAACCGGCTACGTTGTTGACCGACATCGCTTTGCCGCCAGGCTATCTTCGTGCCTTTAGGTACAACTTGGCGTTGGAGCTGGCTCCTGAGTTCAACATGGAACCCTCGGCGCAAGTTAAGCGCATTGCCATGACCAGCAAGCGCGACCTGAAACGTCAAAACAATCCAGACGATGTGATGTCAATGCCCTACGCCATTGTGGCAACACGGCAACGGTTTAACGTCTACGCTGGCAATTACTAATGAAAAGCCCCATCCTCGGCAGCTCGTACGTTGCTCGCAGCGTCAATGCTGCCGATAGCCGCATGGTCAACTTGTTTCCAGAAGTTGTGCCCGAAGGCGGCAAAGAACCGGCCTTTTTGTCCCGTTGCCCAGGGCTAAAATTGTTGGCAACTGTGGGCAATGGTCCGATCCGGGGCTTGCAGTCAATGTATGGCTACCTGTACGTTGTGTCTGGCGACACGCTGTACAAAGTAGACTCGTCATACAACATTACAATCCTAGGAAATGTTAGCGGCATCAGCGCACCTGTGTCAATGGCCAACAACGGCAATCAGATATTTATTGCCTGCAATGGCCCCAGTTACATTTACAACGCATCGACGAATGCGTTTGGCCAGATCACTGACCCCGACTTCCCCGGCGCTCTTACCGTGTCCTACTTGGACGGCTACTTTGTGTTTATCGAACCAAGCAGCCAAAGAGTTTGGACAACTGATTTGTTGGACCCAACTTCAATTGATCCGTTAAATTTTGCCAGCGCCGAAAGCGATCCCGATGGTTTGATCTCGTCGGCTGTCAATCGTTCTGAGGTTTGGCTTTTTGGCACCAACTCGACCGAGGTTTGGTATAACGCTGGTGGTTCGGGTTTTCCCTTACAACGCATTCAAGGTGCAGTGAATGACATTGGTTGCGCTGCAACATTCTCTGTGGCCAAGCTAGACAACTCAATCTTTTGGCTGGGTTCTGACGCGCGAGGCCAGGGTGTCGTTTACAAAGCAAACGGGTACAACGGCCAGCGAATCAGCACACACGCTGTTGAGTGGCAGATTCAGCAATACTCAACCATCTCCGACGCTGTTGGTTACAGCTATCAGCAAGATGGCCACATTTTTTATGTTCTGAATTTCCCAACGGCACAGGCCACTTGGGTGTATGACGCATCCACACAAGCCTGGCATGAGAGGGCTGGATTTTCAAATGGCAAATTGACCCAGCACCGGGGTAATTGCCAGACGTTTTTTAACAACGCAAATGTGGTTGGTGATTACCTCAATGGTAACATTTATGACTACGACCTAACTGTTTACTCCGACGGCCTTTACCCGCAAAAGTGGATTCGGTCCTGGCGTGCGTTGCCCACTGGCGAAAATACTTTGGTCAGAACTAATCAGCATAGTCTGCAACTTGATATTGAGGCTGGTAGCGGGTTGAACCTTGGCCAAGGCAGTGACCCACAGGTCATGCTTCGCTGGTCGGATGATGCTGGCCACACCTGGTCCAACGAGTATTGGATGTCGATTGGCAAGATTGGTGAGTATGGTAAACGAGTGATCTGGCGTCGACTTGGCATGACTATTAAGCTGCGGGACCGCGTTTATGAGGTTTCTGGAACTGACCCCGTAAAGATTTCGATCATGGGCGCAAAACTCGTAGTGGCGGCTACAAATGCCTGATAGCATACAAATCCCAGCCGCCAGGGTTGAGATTACCGAGCCTGACACTAATCTCATGGCTCGGTCGTGGTATCGTTTTTTGAATGCTGTCTCTGGGCTTTTGACTGTAAATGGTTCATTTTATGACACCACCACCCAAACGGCATCAGCCAACACGCCCAAAGCAATTACATTAAACACGACTGCAATTGGCCAAAACATCGCCCTTGGCACGACAACTTCTCAAATTGTTGTTACAAACGCCGGGACATACAGCATTACTTTCAGCATCCAATTAAGTAACTCATCAACAACTGTTACAGACGATGTGGTAGCCTGGTTAAAATTGGACGGCTCGGATGTTCCGTATTCGGCAAGCTGGATTACTGTTCCAGTGAAACATTCTGGAATTAACGGAAGTGTGATATTGACTGTTAATTTGTCTCAACCAATTGGCGCATATAGTTATGTCCAAATTTATTGGATGACAGTTAACGGCACAACAAGCGTTCAAACTATTGCGTCAAGTACGTCACCAGCATACCCCGCATCGCCGGGAATCATTGTCACTTTGGCTCAAATCGTATAGGATTGACCTATGGCTTATATCATCTCATCTTTTGCTGGCGCAGGGCCTCAATTCTTCACCAATGGCGGTGCGCCGCTTAATGGTGGATTGATCTATACCTATGCAGCAGGCACCACAACCCCAGCCACGACCTATACAGATGGCACCACGGGTACTGCCAACTCCAACCCCATCGTGCTGGATTCATCAGGCCGCACGCCTAATGAAATTTGGCTAAACAGTGGGGTGCTGTATAAGTTTGTTCTGAAAGACTCAACGGGTTCTCAGATCGGTAGTTATGACAATATCACGGGTATCAATGACCCGAAGATTTTTAACAACATCATCACGGTCACCGGCACCAACACAATCGTTGGCACCTCTGTCCCACCGATCACGGGTTATGTAACGGGCAACACTTACAGCTTTGTGGTTGCTGCAACTAACACCGATGTCGTGACGCTGAACATTGACGGCCAAGGTGCCAAAAGCATCAACTTGAGCGGTGGCTCGGCTGTCGTGCCGGGCGAATTGACAATTGGCAGCATGGTGCTGGTTGAGTATGACGGCACCAGGTTCCAACTGCTGGCCAACTCCAGCCAGCGATCAATTGGTGTGGTCACAGGCACCACTGCTGCTCGACCTGCCACGGGCGTGCCAGGCATGATGCGCCTGAACACTGACACCAACAAGTTTGAAGGCTACAACAACTCGGCATGGACCGGGGTTGGTGGTGGCGCAACTGGTGGTGGAGCTGACGCAGTGTTTGTTGAGAATGGCAAAGTCGTGACGACCAACTACACGATCACGTCCACCAACAATGCCATGAGTACGGGTCCAATTACCATCAATACTGGTATCACCGTCACTGTCCCCACGGGTTGCCGTTGGGCCATTATTTAAGGATCGACAATGACAGTCTCTATTGACGGAACCGCAGGGATTACGACCCCTGCCGTAACTACTTCAGGAACCGATGAAGCGGCTACCCAGACTCAGGGTGGTGTGGCAATGCCACGCATGGTATTAAGTACAACTCAAAATACCACCAGTGGTGCATCAATTGATTTTATTACTATCCCAGTTTGGGTAAAACGAATTACATTGATGTTTAACGGTGTAAGCACTACTGGAACCAGTATCCCAATGATCCAGATTGGTTCTGGTTCAGTTCAAACAACTGGGTACAATTCAGCAGGTTCTATTATTGTTAGCACTGCGGCATCATCTAATTCAACTACTGGATTTTTAACTTCTGGTGGTGTATCCGATGGATCAGGAACAACCCGTCACGGCATGGCAATCCTTTCGGTAATGGGTGGAAACGTCTGGACATTTCAAAGCGTATTGGGTGCCAGTGATACAGCAGCCACCCGTCTTGGTGGTGGCTCGGTGACTCTTTCGGGCGCTATTGATCGTCTGCGATTAACGACAGTTGGGGGTTCTGACACCTTTGACGCCGGGTCTGTCAACATTCTGTACGAGGGCTAATCCATGAGCCAAACAATTATTACGGCAGGCGATGCCAGTTCAGGTCTGGTGCAAGCGGCTGGTAACGATGGCACACTGGTGTTGCAATCTGGTGCTGCTGGTGCCAAGGTTAATGCAATTAACATTAGCGCATCAGGCGTGCCAACTGATTCAAGCGGATATGACTTGCGACCGATGGGTGTTGGTCAAACATGGCAAA